GAAGAAGGCGCTATTGAGGCGCATAACAACGGGAAATAGTCATGGCCTTGACGAGCTATAGTGAACTAAAGACTACGATAGCCAGCTACCTAGCTCGTAGCGATCTGACCTCAGTAATCCCTGACTTTATCCGTCTGGCTGAGGAACGGTTGCGTAGAGACCTGAGAATCCGTCAGATGCTGGTGGTAGCTACTGCTAATACTACGGGCGGTGATCCCACGGTGGGACTACCTACTGACTTCCTTGAGATGCGGGACATCCACTTTAATACGACTCCGCTTAGCTCGGTATCGTATGAGTCTCCTAATACTTTCTATCAAAGCACACGGGCTACTGAAGCAGGTATCCCACGTACTTACACGGTCTTGGCTTCAGAGATCCAGTTCGCGCCTATCCCTGATGCGGCTTATCAGGCTCAGATGCTGTACTACGCAAAGCCTCCTCTCCTGAGTGACACCAATGCAAGCAATGTCTTCTTGGCTAACTGCCCTGATGCGCTGCTGTATGCGGCTTTGGCTGAGGCTGAACCGTATCTGATGAACGATGCTAGGTTGCAGGTCTGGGCATCTCTATATGACCGTTCTGTGGCTTCTATATCTACTGCTGACCAATCTAGTGAATACAGTGGTCAGCCTATGGCAATGTCTTATAACGTGAGGTAAATCATGGCAGAAATGTCGAATTATCTGGAAGACGCTCTGATTAACGCCACGTTGCGTAATACGAGCTATACAAGCCCTACAACGATCTATGTCGGTCTGTATACATCTGACCCGACTGATGCGAATACCGGCACTGAGGTTTCTGGTGGCTCTTATGCTCGCACTGCTGTTACTTTTGGTGCGCCCAGCAATGGAGCTTCTACCAACGATACTGCGGTTGAATTCCCACAAGCCACAGCCTCATGGGGAACAGTGGCTTATATCGGTATTCTGGATGCTGCTACTAGCGGCAACCTGATGTATCACACTGCGTTGGATACGTCTAAGACGATTGATACAGGTGACATCTTTAAGATTGCTATTGGTTCGCTCTCAGTGACCTTGAGTTAAGGGGTAAACAATGTCCACCATCGTCACACGGGCTGGTAAAGGTAGTGCGCTTACTCATACTGAGGTGGACGCAAACTTTACGAACCTAAACACAGACAAGATTCAGTCAGGCAATACAGTTGCAAGCCTAGTGATTACGGACTTGTCCGGCACTACGGTAACTTACACAAACGCTAACATTTCCAGCGCTACCATTTCTAGCGCAACTATCTCTGGTGGCTCAATTACTGGCATCACGGATTTAGCTGTTGCTGATGGCGGTACGGGCGCTTCTGATGCGTCTGGCGCTCGAACAAACCTTGGCCTTGGCACGATTGCCACACAAGATGCTAGTAACGTAAGCATTACAGGTGGCTCAATTAATGGCATTACCGATCTGGCGGTTGCTGACGGTGGTACAGGTGCATCCACTGCTGCTAATGCTCGTACAAACCTTTCTGCTGTCGGATTTACGACTACGACTGGTTCGGTAATGATTACGGCTGGTACAACTGGTGAGAGGGACGGTAGCCCTGCCACTGGTTATTTCCGCTTTAACTCTAGTTTGTCTAAGTTTGAGGGCTATAACGGCTCTGCTTGGGGTAGCGTTGGCGGTGGTGCTACGGGTGGTGGCTCTGATGACATCTTCATTGAGAACGGTCAGACGGTGACAACGAACTACACGCTATCGACGGGCAAGAACGCTGGCTCATTCGGGCCGATTTCTATTGATAGTGGCATCACAGTGACAGTGCCTTCCGGCCAAGTGTGGACGATTGTTTAGAAGGAATAAGATATGACAATGACTTTATCTGGTGATGGCAGTATCACGGGGCTTGCTGCTGGTGGGTTGCCTGATGCGACGATTACTCAGGCTGAAATTGCTACGGGTGTGGCGGGGACTGGGCCAGCGTTCTATGCAAACGGCTCAACAAACCAGTCTTGCACAAACGGCGCAAATACAAAGATTATTTTTGATAACGAAGTCTATGACACGGCTGGTGCATACGATACAACAAACAATCGTTTTACGCCTACTGTTGCTGGGTATTACCAAATTTCTGCCGCCTGTTCAATGGCTGCTGGAACCGCAACACAAACCGCACTTGCGGCAATTTGGCGAAGCGGAGGGCAGTACGCTATAGGTTCTTGTTCACCTGCTTATACTACTATCCAGAATTTTCTCACTGTATCCGCGCTTGTGTATTTGAATGGAACTACAGATTACGTTGAAATTTACCTGTACCACAATTATGGCTCTACATGGAGTACGCAAGCGGCAGCAACAACAACATGGTTTACAGGCGCATTGGTGAAGGCTGCATGATGACACTCTACGAAAAAATCATAACCCTATACCCTGAACTGCAAGACGCAGACTTCCTGACCGTCATCACCCTGCAAAACGACAGTGATGGTCGTGGCGATTACATAGCGAAGTGGGATCACCCGACACTGGCAAGACCGACAGAGGAACAGTTAGGAGCTATCAATGCCGATTAAACTAAACACAGCCAGCGGCGGCGGCGTAACGCTCTCTGCTGCGAATACAGCGACTGACAAGACGATTACGGTTCCGGCTGATGACGGGACGATGATCTATGCGAATTCCAGCGGCAACGTGGGGATTGGGACGAGTTCGCCTTTAAGCAGACTTCATGTTCAGGAAACAACAGCCGCCGCTATTACGCTTGTTGCTACAGGCGCTTGGTCATCAAAAATAGAAACAACCAGCAGTGGTAATTTAATTTTCTACAATGATAGAAACACCGAACGCGCCCGTATCGACTCCAGCGGTACGTTAATCGTAAATAGCACATCCAAGCAAAATGGAGACGTTAAGTTCAGCGTCACTGCTAATAGCGGCGCTGCAATGGAAACTAAATTTACTGCCGACTATTACCCATTACTAATTTATCGTTCTGGTAATTTGTATGGGAGCATTTACCAGTCAGGCACATCAACAGCTTTTAATACGTCCTCCGACTATCGCCTGAAAGAAAACATCCAGCCAATGACTGGCGCTTTAGCAAAGGTCGCTGCACTCAAACCATGTACTTATACATGGAAATTTGACGGTTCTGATGGACAAGGTTTTATAGCGCACGAACTTGCTGAAGTTATGCCTGATTGCGTAACAGGTGAAAAAGACGCTATGGAAGCAGACGGAGTTACTCCAAGGTATCAGGGAGTTGACACATCGTTCTTAGTCGCAACCCTGACTGCCGCAATTCAGGAACTCAAGGCAGAACTAGACATCACTAAGGCTAAGGTAGCCGCACTGGAGGCCCAATAATGACCGTCTCAATTAACGGCACGAACGGCCTGACGTTCAGCGATAACAGCACTCAGAATACTGCTGCGACTGGCTTCGGCTTCAAGAACCGCATCATCAACGGTGCTATGGTTATCGACCAGCGGAATGCTGGGGCGAGTGTGGGTACTGGTAGCGGGAACGATGTTTACACGCTTGATAGGTGGCAAGCGGTCTATGGCGGCAATAATAAATACACTATTCAGCGCAGCACAACAACGGCTGCTGGTTTTATAAATTCGTTGCTCGTTACATCATCAGCAGCTACTGCCACAAGTGCTGGAGATATTTATCACATTGGGCAAACGATTGAAGGCTTCAATGTTTCTGACCTTGGTTGGGGAGCGGCTGGTGCTGCAACAGTTACGCTGTCATTTTGGGTTCGTTCAAGCCTAACTGGAACCTTCGGTGGAGCGTTACAGAACTCTGCAAACAATAGGTCGTATCCGTTTACGTTTTCGATTAGCGCCGCCAATACATTTGAATACAAGACCGTCACTATTGCTGGCGATACAAGCGGAACTTGGCTCACCGATAACGGCTCTGGAATTAAGGTTCGGTTTAATCTTGGCAGCGGTTCTACTTACAGCGGTACTGCTGGCGCTTGGGCATCTTCTGATTTCCGCAATGCCACTGGCGCTACTTCTGTTCTAGCCACCAACGGCGCCACCTTCTACATCACCGGCGTACAACTCGAAAAAGGCAGCACAGCCACGAGCTTTGATTACAGGCCGTATGGCACGGAGTTGGCGTTGTGTCAGAGGTATTATTTGAAAACATTTGACCAGTCTGTTGCGCCAGTTCAAAACGCTGGAAGAAATGGAAGTTTAAGAGCGTATGCGTGGACTACAAGCGCAAGTACAGTGGCTATTGGGACTAACTGGCAATATCCGGTTGAGATGCGAGCCGCGCCTACG